CCGAGGGGTTGAAAACGGACTCGGCAACGCGCTTCTCGTACGAGATAGCCATATTGCGCTGTACCAACTTGGCGCTGGTGCTTTCGGCGTCGAAGAAACGGTTGATGTCGAGTGCGTCGGCATCGTCCACAACTTCAGTCAAACCACGATCCACGCAGAAGAACCGGTCCTTTTCGTAGGTACGGTCGACTTCTTTGTACGCAGTACGAGGAGCACGCACGGTCGAGTCGCCAAGATCAGAAGCCAACAACTGGCCGCTGGATTTCTTGATTCTACGGAATTCACCGTATTTCGACTTAGTCATCCACAAGGGATAGACGTTTTGCGCGATAAAGTATTTGTCGGCAAGGAACGCTTCCTCGACAACAGCTTGGAGTTCGGGCCGGATTTCGGCTTCAGTATTTGAATACATTTCTTTTTGTTGTTTAGAGGTTTACCGCGCCTGTTCCTGCTCCGGTGGAGCCTGCTGCAATGCCTGGCTCAACGAGCACTTCGAGCAATTGTCCCGATGCGTCAGCCTCACCGATGGCGTAGCCAAAGATGGGAGCTGCGTTGGCAGATGCAGGGCCGTCAGCCAGAGCCACCCACTTGGCGACGGTGCCGTTTGCGCCGCGCTTGAGCTTGTCTCCACTGGAAATTGCTCCCGCCGAACGAACTTCCACCGTGCCGGGGGAATTCAAGAGGCGGACGCGCAACGGACGCTTTGAAGCGTTGTTGCTTGCGATGCTACCGTCGGGGTTGGTCGACGCTACGGGAGCGTTCAAATTGCTGTTTTCAGTGATGCCAATTTCTCGATCTTGCACACCGGCTGGGGCGATGAAGCCGCCTGCCAGAAGTTTGACGCGAATGCCATTGGCGATGCCGGTTGTGATCGAGGGATCAGCTAAACGCGTGATTTCAGATAAACGTGAAATGCTCATAATTTATTCGAGGTTTTTGACGATTCCTTTTGAGGCCTGAAAAGCGCGGTAGGCTTCAGGATCCTGTTTGACGGCCAGCGCAACGGCTTGGCCCTTGGACTTGCCAGAGGCGACGAGGTCAGCCACATTTTGCTCAAAATCATGCACCTTGGGTGCACGAGCATCGAACATGCGCTCAGAGAGTCCACCGTGGCTCACTGGGCTAGCGCCGCGAGTGCGGGCTGCGGTTTTCAATGCTTCGTTTTCAGCGGCAAACTCTTTTAGGCGAGCTTCAATCAAGCTCAACTTTGCGTTCGCTGCATCGCCGAGTTCCTTTTCAGTCGCGGCTTCGCGAGCAGCGAGTTCGCGCAAATGCTTTTGCTCGAGAGCAGCGACGCGAGCAGATAACTGCTTCGCTTTCTTAGGCGCTTCAGCGTCTTTTGCGTCTTCCGCAGCGTCAGGGTTTTCTTCGTCTGGCGTTGCAGAGTCTTCGGTTTGGTTTTCGTGATGCTCAACAGCCGCCATAACGCTCTGTTGAAATCCTTCGACTTCTTGCAGGCGCTGCTCAAACTTCTGGCGCATGTCAGCGACTTCGTGGGATACGCCTTGCACGGCCTGAAGAACTTCAGACAGAGACGGCTCGGTTGCTGGTGATTTTCCGGGTTCGTTCATGTTCTCCAACAAACCGGTGTCAACTTTCGCCTCGAATAAGCCGTCCGGGTTGGCCGCCGGTTGCGCAACCAGGTCCACGGAGATCAGCTCCTGACACCGCGCAAATGACTGGCCCTTGAGCTTTTCGTCTTGGCCCATGAATGCTGCCGACAGCCCAATGTTGTTGGGCATGCGTTCGGCCAGCTCGATCGCTTGATCAAAATTTGGATGCGTCTTGAGCAGATGCCAGTCGCCCAGCAGCTTTGCGCCTTCGATGCGAAAGTTATCGAGGTAACCACAAACCGCGTCTGCGCCGGACCGGTGATTCCATTTAACCGGCACAGTGCCCATGGAATCCGCGCAGGCTTTGAGCTGCGTCAGAGTCTTGCCATCCACTTCGAGGTCGTGGCCTCGTGCAGTCACCCCGCAGGTGATGATGGAAACGCCTTTGATGATCCCGGCTTCAGGATCCACATGCGCGTGCTCTAGCGCCGTGTGAAATTCTTTGCGTGAAACTTTGCCCATAAGGGCTGGCAAAGTGTCAACGCGCCTGCCCTTGAAAGGGCTTCTGCCGTCTATGCCATTTCCGCTGGCGTCTGAGCTTTTTTAGCGTTCACAAGCTTTGCCGCCACAGAAGAAATTGCTGCGCCGGGGGCTTTTGCACGTTCCGGTTGCTGCTGATAGGCGGCTTGCATCGCTTCCGAGTTGATCGGCGTTGACCCTTCGGTGAACTGTCCGTCTGCATTCCGCGGACGGTCTAGGGCAATAATCGCATCCAGGTGCGCATTGAGTCCGGCCATTCGGCTTGCGGCACCAATTCCACTTTGAACAGCCGACTTAATGAGTCCTGGCGCTTTGTTTTTGACGAAGTTGGACACTCCATCCGCTGCCTTTTTGGCGTAGATGCCACCGACTGCCCCAGCCGTTAGCAGTCCGGCGGTTCCCAAAGCGCTGCGACCGCCGACCGTTACGTTGATTGTGGGCTGGTTGTCTCGTTCGGGCGGCGGCACAACAACGTACTGCCCGCTCTTATTCCGAGTCTGCTCAAAGAGCAAAGCTTTGGTGCGCATCGATTTATTGTTCATGGCAATTTGCCACAAGGTTTAGTTCAACAGACCTCTTGGCGTTGAATAAAGTGCGTTCTGCGCAGAATTCACAACCGAGGAGGAGGGGAAAGACGAACGCATTGAAGGCACAATGGAAACCCCTGATCCTGCGCTTGATCCAACGCTCGATGCAAGAGATCCAACGCTAGATCCAACCTTGTTAGCAAGTTGCCCAGCATAGTCAGCAATGCCCTTGCCGGTATTCTTTTTAAGCAGGCTGTTGACGCCGTAACCGGCCAGCCCAAGTGCGCCAATCGTTGCGGCTCCCTTGGCGATCTTGCCCAACGTGGAGTCCTCGTCTTGAGTCGCAAAAAGGATAGCGTCGAGGTGGGAGTTGAGCTCGATGAGAGATTGGATCTTAGGCGTCATGGCTTAAAATGCGGTGTCAACTTGACGCACAGATCTAATCGGATTCCTTTTATTTTGAAATCATTCCGGGCGCTTTATTTTTTACAAAATTAGAAACGCCTTCTGCTGCTTTTTGTGCATAAGTGCTACCGGCTGACACACCGCTTGATGCAAGTGATCCAAGCTTGGATCCGACGTTTTTAGCCAAATCAGCAATCCCAGTTTTATTTTTTTCGAGAGCACCAATTCCGTACCCAGCCAGCCCCAATGCGCCGACAAGTGCGGCGCTCTTACCAATTTTTTTCAACGTGCTGTTGGCGCTATCGTCTTGAGTTGCAAAAAGGATAGCGTCCAAGCGTGAATTGAACTCAATCAAAGACTCGATTTTTGATGTCATGATTTCTTTAGCGATGTCAACTGACTAAGCCTTTGCGCAGGCTCTCACGAGGCTGCGGCACCATCGCGTCGGCCTTGTCGTAGTCCAGACCGTACAAGTTCACGAGGGTCTGCACGGCGGAATCGCGATCCATTATCCCGGTGCCGACTTTCTCAAGGATGTCGAGTAGCGGTTGAACGCCTTTTTCGCCCTGCTCACCGATCAGTCCGGCGGGAGGCTCCGGGGTTTCTGGCGGCGTGTTGATCGCTGCCAAAAGCTGAGTCGCTTCAGGCCAACGCTTGGAATTGAGCTCAATCGGTACGTTTGATTCGCCAGCCAGACGTTGAAGGAATTGCATTTCAGAAGCTGACTTGCGAGCCACTTCTTCAAATGTGGAGCCGCCTTCGGCAATGAGGTCAGAGATCGTGCAGGCTCCGGTTTGGAGAAGCTGCAAGTTTGCCGAAACGTCGTTCTTATAGTCACCAGTCAAGGTCGCGCCGAATCCCCATTTGCCAGCCCGCCACCGAGGATGGCTTGGTATTTTTCCAAGAGCAATTCCACGAGAAAGCACCGTGTCGCGCACTTTATTGAGTACGCGCTCGGACAATAGCTTTTGCCAACGCTTGATGGTGCGCATCGCCTGCGCAATTTCAATGCGACCCGTGTGTCCGCTCAACGCTGACATGTCGTAAACGAACCCGTACGGCAGGTTGAGCCCCATCGAAATTTCGCGGACCATGACCTCGACCAGGCTCATAAACGCGCCGTTAGGACGAGTCATTGGAGGCGTAAAATTCACCGACTCGCCATCGGGAAGACGCAGGATCTTGCCCGGCTCCATGGCCATGGTATTTGGTCGGCCTTCGGCGGCAGAGCCTTGTTTGTTCCAGGCGGTCGCGCCCGTGTTCTTGAATGGATCCGAAGTTGAAA